TGCAACTAACACCGCGGACATTGCAACTAACACCGCAAACATTGCAACTAACACGGCAAACATTGCAACTAACACCGCAGACATTGATACAAACACTGCAGACATTGCAACTAACACGGCGGACATTGCAACTAACACGGCGGACATTGCAACTAACACCGCAGACATTGATACAAACACTGCAGACATTGCAACTAACACGGCAAACATTGCAACTAACACGGCGGACATTGCAACTAACACGGCGGACATTGCAAGTATAGTAACCTATCCCTTCACGACCGATATTGATGCTGGCGTTGTACGAACACGAGATTTGAGTTCAATTACAGACCAGTCTGGTTATGAAGGTGATACCGATCTTGCTAGCGTCTATGTAGGAAGTAATGTGACGTCAATTGGAAGTAATTCTTTTGATGGTTGTATAAGCCTTAAAACTATTGTTATTTCTGACAGCGTGACTTCCATTGGAAATGGGGCTTTCGCGGGTTGCGCGGAGCTTACTAGCATAACTATTCCTAGTGGCGTGACTACGATTGCAGATTATTTATTTCAGCACTGCTCGAAACTTTTTACCATAACTATTCCCGATAGTGTAACTTCAATTGGGAATTACTCTTTCCAAAACGCATCGCTAGGTAGCATAACTATTCCCGATAGTGTAACTTCAATTGGAGCTGGCGCTTTTGGTAGCACTCCACTTGAAAGCATAACTATTCCTGATGGTGTATCTTCGATTGAAAATTACACTTTTAGTTATTGTACGTTTCTTACCAGCGCAACTATTCCTAATAGTGTGACCACGATTGGAAATAGGGCTTTTTATAGCTGCTACAGACTTACTGACCTAACTATTCCTAATAGTGTAACTTCAATTGGAAATAGCGCTTTTTATAACTGCCAGAGATTTACCGACATAACTATTCCCGATAGTGTGTCTACGATTGGGAATTACGCTTTCTCATTCTGCAGTAATGTAACTAGTATTACGATAGGAAGCGGTGTGACTTCAATTGGAGAGACGGCTTTTGGATATTCGCCAGTGACTTCATTGAACTGCCTCGCTACAACTGCCCCTACTTTGGCAGCACAGGGCTCATTCGGGAGTCTAATGACAACAGAAATACACGTTCCTGTTGGGGCAACAGGTTACGGCACAACTTATGATGGGTTGACGGTTATTTATGACCTATAAAAATTATGAAATACGCATTAATTGATACGGAGGGATTTATCCTCGAAACATCTGCAGAAGAGCTAACAAGTGTCCCCGACATTTACAGCGTTGTAGAAATCACAGACGAACAAGCTCTACAGCTTGAGTCATCAAGTTCGCCACTATTTTTAATTAATGGAAACTTGGTTAGCCTTAGAGGTAAGCTTTGGGCAGAAAATCCAGAGCCAATGAAAGAAGTGATTAGGCGGAAGCGAAACAATCTGCTAGCTAATTCCGATTGGACGCAATTAAGTGATTCTCCGCTTGACGAAGATACTCGTTCTGCTTGGGCTACCTATCGCCAAAACTTGCGTGACCTTACGGATAACATCGACGAGAATGGGGAAGTAGATTATCCAGTGGCACCTTAGAAGTTATAAATAGAATTATGGCTAAACCAAATACACGACAAGGATTAATTGATTATTGCTTAAGAGCGCTTGGAGCTCCAGTAATTGAGATTAACGTAGATGATGATCAATTAGAAGATCGCATCGATGAGGCTATTCAATATTATCAAGAATATCATTCAGATGCCATTGTAAGAGTATATCGTAAACATCAAGTAACTTCTGATGATATTACAAATCAATATATTACTTTACCAGATAATCTTTTATTCGTAAATAGAATCTTTCCATTTAGTAGTTCAAAACACTCTACTGGTATGTTTTCAGTTGATTATCAAATTCATCTAAATGATATATTTGATTTACATCAGGCAGAAGGATTGGTTCATTATGAAATGACTAAACAATATCTTTCTTTGATTGATCGTCAGGTGAATGGAATGCAACAACTTTCGACATTCTCTCGACATCAGAATAGATTATATATTGAAGCAGATTGGAGTTCAAAGATCGGGGAAGGTGAATACATAATTGTCGAAGGTTATGAAACACTCGATCCCGATACATATACTGATATTTATAATGATATGCTTTTAAAGAAATATCTTACTGCTCTTATTAAACGCCAGTGGGGTTTGAATTTAATTAAATTTGAAGGAATGCAATTGCCCGGTGGTGTTACACTTAATGGTAGACAGATCTATGATGATGCTGTACAAGATATTGAGAAGATTGAAGAAGATATGCAACTCACATATGAGATGCCTCCAGACTTCTTTGTTGGATAAATAGTAACATGCCAAGAAATCAATATTTCAGTTTAGGAGCGACATCTGAAAAGAACCTCTATGAAGATATAGTCATAGAAGGTCTTCGTATATATGGCCATGATGTATACTATCTTCCAAGGACTATTATCAATGAAGATGGTATATTTAATGAAGCATCATTGAGTGAATTTGGTGAAGCTTTCCAAATTGAAATGTATGTTGAAAATATCGATGGTTTTGAGGGAGAAGGTGATCTACTTTCAAAGTTTGGCTTAGAAATGAGAGATCAAATGAAACTTGTTGTCTCCAATCGTAGATGGGAACAACTTGTTGGTAGATTCCAAACTACTGCTGAAGTCAGACCTCAAGAAGGTGATCTTATATATTTTCCACTTGTAAAAGGCTTATTTGAAATTCGTTATGTCGAAGAAGAAACACCATTTTATCAACTTCAAAATATTCCAACATTTAAATTAAGTTGTGAATTATTCGAATATTCTAATGAAGAGATTGATACTGGTGTTGCAGAGATTGATTCATTTGAGACTAAGTTTGCGAGTAGAACTACTATAAACTTAGGAACAGGATCAGGCACTTTCGAATTAGGTGAAGATGTAACACAAGCTGTTGGTTCTCTAACAATAAGTGGTGAGATTGCTGAGATAAGATCAGATGAACTTGATATAGTTGGTATCACATCTAGTGATGGGACTAATACATCCTTCGATATAACAAACGCTTCAAACGGAAATATAATCGGTTCTTCATCAGAAGCTCTTTATCAAGTAATATCAATAGATAATGATTTCAAAAATATTGATGATGTCGATCCATTTGCCGACAATGAAGAACTTGAATCATTCGTCTCAGATGGAAATTTCATTGACTTCAGTGAACAGAATCCATTTGGTATACCAGATATAACATAATGCTTACGGGAACACATTTTTATAATCAAACACTTAAGAAGTCTGTTTCAGTTTTTGGAACAATTTTTAATAATATTCGTGTAGTTAAACATGGCGGTGTTGAGGAAAGAGTACCAATTGCATATGGACCAAGACAAAAGTTTCTAGCTAGACTTGAACAGTCAAGTAGTAGAGATGAGCACATTGCAATTAAAGTGCCTAGAATGAGTTTTGAAATAACTGATTTATCATATGATTCTGCAATCAGTTTAAATAAGATGAATAAATTATCTTATCCATCTTCTGGTTCATCTTTATCGAGAGATACTTTAAATCAAAGTGTGCCGTATACATTGACGATGGAATTAAATATTATTTCAAAGACACAAGATGAGGCCCTTCAGATAGTTGAACAAATTTTACCTACATTCACACCAGAATATACAGTTGCAATTAATGGTATGAATGGACCTAATACATCAGTTGATGTACCAATCATATTAAATTCTGTTTCTATCCCTAATGAATATGAGGGAGATTTTGAAACTAGAGATACTATAATCTACACATTAAGTTTCTCAATGAAAGTAAGATTCACTGGAGCAGTTGTTCCGAAAGCGGTCATACGTGATGTCACAGTTGATATGTATAATGATACTGATCCAACTTCCGCTCCTGAAGCACTTGATAGAGTTAATGTGAAACTAGCTTCAGATAATGATACTCCAGAAAATTTTACATTGATCACCACATTTGGATTTGATGATTCTCCATAGTTATATTATGAATAAAACTAAAGATGATATTTTAACTGCACTTGAAACAAACCTTCCACAACAATTAAAAAAGATAAAAACTGAGGTAGCTCAGACTGAGATTGTTGCTGATACAGAGGAAGATTATGTTTATTCAAGAGATAAGATTAAAGAGTTAATCGAAAAGGCAGAAGAAGCTATTGATAATATGATGGCTCTTGCTAGTGAGACTGAGCATCCAAGAGCATTCGAAGTTCTTGCTGGTATGTTTAAGACTACTACTGATATGATGGACCAATTGATCACACTTCAAAAGAAAAGAAAAGAGTTGACACAATCAGAAGAGCAGAAGGTTACAGCATCTGGTGGTACTACAAATAATGCAATCTTTGTTGGTTCTACCACTGAACTACAAAAGTTTTTGAGTAAAAGTAATGACATTAGTTAATGGAGACAAGGGATACTTGGGTAACGCTCTAGTCAAGAGGGATGGCATACAGGATAGTTTCACACAAGAAGAAGTTAGTGAATATGTAAAATGTATGAAAGATCCGATATACTTTGCTGAAAAGTATATCAAGGTGATCTCACTTGATGATGGTTTAGTGCCATTTAAACCTTATGAATATCAAGAAAGGATGTTCAAGCACTTCAATGAGAATAGATTCTCTATTGTACTCGCTTGTCGTCAGTCAGGTAAATCTATCAGCACAGTCATTTATATTTTATGGTATGCAGTCTTTCATCCAGAAAAGACTATTGCGATTCTAGCTAATAAAGGTGCTACTGCAAGAGAGATGTTATCACGTGTCACATTGGCACTTGAAAATCTTCCATTCTTTCTTCAACCTGGATGTAAGGCATTAAATAAAGGTAATATCACATTTGCGAATAATACAAAGATCATCGCAGCTGCGACATCTGGTTCATCTATTCGTGGTCTATCAGTCAATCTTCTTTTCCTCGACGAGTTTGCCTTTGTTGAAAATGCTGCAGAATTCTATACTTCAACATATCCGGTTGTTTCGGCTGGTAAAGAAACAAAGGTTATTATTACATCTACAGCAAATGGGGTTGGTAATATCTTTCATCGTCTATATGAAGGTGCTGTTCAAGGTACTAATGAATTTAAAAATTTCCGTGTTGATTGGTGGGATGTGCCTGGTCGAGATGAGAAATGGAAAAAACAGACCATAGCAAATACATCGGAACTTCAATTTGAGCAGGAGTTCGGAAATAGTTTTCACGGTCGATCCAACACACTTATTAATTCTGATACTATTCTAGGATTAAAAGGAATTGAAGCAGTTGAATATAAGAATAATATTTCTTACTATGAGAAGCCTATTGAGGGACACAATTATGTAATGTGTGTCGATGTCTCAAAGGGTAGAGGGCAGGATTATTCTACATTTAATATATTTGATATTCAGAAGGATAGATTTAAACAGGTTTGTACATTTAGAGATAATATGATATCACCTCTAATTTTTCCAGATATTATAGTTAAAGTCGGCAATCTTTATAATGAAGCAATTGTGCTGATTGAGAATAATGATGTTGGTCAAGTGGTTTGTAATGCAGTATATTATGAATATGAGTATGAAAATACCTTTGTCCAATCTTCTACTAAAGCTGGTGGTATAGGTGTTACAATGTCAAAGAGGATTAAAAGGATAGGCTGTTCAAATTTAAAAGATTTAATTGAACTTAAAAAATTAGAAATTGTTGATCATGATACTATTTCAGAAATAGCTACATTTGAATCACATGGTTCTTCATATGCTGCATCTGTTGGTAATCATGATGATCTAATGATGAATCTAGTTCTCTTTGCATGGTTCATATCTTCTGATGCATTTGGTAATATACTTGATATGGATTTAAAGGGAATGTTATATGAAGATAGAATTCGTGAAATTGAAGATGACTTATTACCATTTGGCTTTATTGATGATAATAAACAGAGTTCATCTTTGAATACTGAAGCACATGATACTCTCGTCCAACAAACTAAGAATTGGCTTGGATTCTAGAAATATCAATATAGATAAATAGTCTTATTGATAAATTCTTATTATGCATCTATCTTATAATAAACAATAACTGAAAGGACACAACTATGAGTTTCATGGTATCACCCGGAGTCGAGGTTAAAGAAATCGACTTAACAAATGTCATCCCTGCGGTATCTACCTCGATTGGTGGATTTGCGGGGCCTTTTCGCTGGGGACCAGTTGAAGAGATACAACTTGTAAGTTCCGAAAAAGAACTTGCTTCAGTGTTTGGTCGACCAAATGCTTTTTACGCAGAATCATTCTTCACAGCATCTTCATTTTTAAAATATGGAAATGCTCTTAAAAGTGTAAGAACAACTAATTCACAACTTCTTAATGCTGTTAGCGGTTCAGTGACTGTTGATACAGGTGGTATTGCTAGCGTATCTTTAGCTAATCCCCTTGCAAGTGGAATCACATCTGATGTTTCACTTACAGTAGATGGAGATGGAACAGGAGCTTCTCTTTCAGCAGGTTATACTGTTGATAGTGTAACAATTAATACCGAAGGTAGTGACTTTGATAGTTCAGCCATTATAGAAGGAGAAACAATCACTGTAGACCTTGGCGATGGAAATACTGTCACATTGCTTGTTGGTGCTATTGATTTAGTTGCAAGTCCTAACACTATTGCGTTAACAGTATCTTCTTCAGACACAATTTCTTCTATTCCAGCCAGTGTCACCGACTTACCTACAGTTAATGTAGAAGATAGTCCTGCTGCAGCATTGAATGATCTTACAGTTGATCTTACATTTGCTGTCACTTCAGTTGTTGTTGATAATTCTGGAGCTGATTATGTTTTGGCTACTACTACAATCTCTGTTGACGGTACACCTGTAACAGCTGCAGGTAATTATACATTAGTTGAAGCAAGTGATGTTATTTCTAATGGTCTCTTAATTAAGAATGAAACACATTTTGAAAGTGGAATCACTCTACAAGGAGTTCTTTATGCTAGATATGCAGGTGCTTTAGGTAATTCTATCCAAGTTGATGTTTTTGATACTGCTGCATTTAATGCTGGTCGTGTCCTTATCGATGATGGCAATGGCAATCAAGTAAGAACTGAACCTTTAACTGATGCTTTCGATGGTGCTCCTGGTGCTAATGAATATCACATTATCATAACGGATTCTGATGGTGAACTCACTGAAACTCAAGGCACAATTCTTGAAACATGGGAATTCGTTGGTACAACAGAAGGTGCTAAAAAGGAAGATGGATCAAATAATTATTACATTGATTTAATTAATCAGAATTCTAATTACATCTATATTGGTTCTTCAGTTGGTGCAGGAACACATACTTTCACACAAGGAGCTGATCAAACATCTGTCGTTGAAGGCGATATCACAAGTGGTATTGATCTATTCTCTGATGCAGAGACTGTTGATGTTAATCTTGTATTTGCATATAATGATAATAACGGTTCTGATACAATCGCTGAACATCTTATTGCAACAGCTAATGCTCGTAAAGATATCGTGGTTTTCTGCTCACCTCCGATTGAGGCTAGTACTGGTAACGCGCCTTTAGCTGATGTTTTAAAGTGGTGTAATGGTGATGGTGTGAATACTGATGGTATTACATCTACTTCTTACGCAGTATTAGATTCAACAGCGATTTATACCTACAACAAATATGCTGATAAGTATCTTTATATTCCTGCTTGTGGACACGTTGCTGGCCTTTGTGCTAATACAGATGATGTGGCAGAACCTTGGTTCTCACCTGCTGGCTACAATCGTGGTCAAATTCTGGGTATCACAAAACTAGCGTACAACCCAAAGCAAGCTGATAGAGATGAGCTATATAAGTCTCGTATCAATCCAATTGCTTCTTTCCCAGGTCAAGGAACAGTCCTTTTCGGTGATAAGACTGCTCAATCAAAGCCATCTGCATTTGATAGAATCAATGTTCGCAGACTGTTT